CATTCATTGCCTCTCTCGTTAAATCTGACGCAAAGTTTGCGACATCAGTTTGTGGTGGTAGACCTCCAATACCAGATGTAGGTAAAGGTCCTTGATGGTACATTGCTGCTTTCTCTTTTTCTCGTAATGCTTCATCAACTTCTGATGCCTGTGTATTTGCTACAGGTGTGATAAGAACATTTCCATCGGGAGTTTCTACAACAAAAGGTGTACCCCTTGCTGCTAATTTTAGTGTGAAAGCAATATTCTCTATTGCTTCTTGTGATGATAATCTATTCATAAAACAAAACACCTCATATCTTCGGGCATAATTTCTTTAATAACTGATACTACCTCTGCAAATCCTTTTGCTCCATCTTCGTCCCAACTAAACCTAACTTTTTCAATATTCCCATCATCGGTCTGAAGGGAAAGTGTTCTGGTTCTAATGTTGATCCAAACATAGGTTAACCACTCATTGTGTATGTTGTATGTAGTTTCCATAAGAAAAATAAATGATTCAGCGTTAAGACAATGTAAAATCTCACCGCCTTCTGGTTCTTTCATTCTATCGTCCCATTAAAGGTACACAAGATATTGCTGTAAAACCTGTTGAGTTTTCAGCAATTTGAATTGCTTCGTTTTTGTCAGCAGCGTTGTCCACCACCCATTCCAAAGGTGAACTGGCACGAGGTCTACGAAGTCTAACGAGATAGTTGTTTTTCATAAACTAAGTATAACATCAATTTAAGAAAATGGGTAGTCCTATTATTTGAGTTGGTCCTCCTGCACACCCTACAACCATTTTTCCTGCTCCAACGTTATATCTTGCTTGTCCTACTGGAACTACGTTTACAATACCACCACCAGGTCCTGCTGCTAGTTCTCCGATAACTCCTTTTGCAGCAGTAACCACTGTCATATGTCCACCTTTTGCACCTACTACTGTATCTAACATACCACCACCTTTTGCACCTGTTTCTGCAATACGAATATGTGCTGCTGGCATTGGTGATAGACCAATACCTGTTCCACATATGGTGATATCAGGTCCTTTTATAATAGAAAGTCTACCTGTGATTGCTGGTAATGGATTCATTGTTGCAATCATAACAAAGTGTGCATTAGCAATAAATTCTGTCTTCCATTGACATTCGTTAATAATCTCACCAGAGATTGAATTCATTAATGATGCAGACTTAACTGTTGTTGCAGTAGCATTGAGATCTAAGTTGTTTACAGCATTTACTGTTGTGTTTGCTGTTTGTGTTTTCCAATCACCTTCTATTGCTAAGTCATAATCAGAGGAGTATGTTGTTGACGCTTTCTGTTGTTGTGAATTTGGATTGCCACTATCATCAGTTCCAACACCTTGTGATATATGTTCTGTTCTAGTTCCTAATACTTCAACGTTGAAGTTACCCATAACTTTAAGAGTGTAATCACCCTCAATAGTTACAGTCTTATTACCTTTAACAGCACAACAGTCATCACCACCAATAATTGCAGTATTATTACCAGGCATATTAAGATGTTGATCACCCATTGCAGTAGCAATCGTAGTCTGACCACCAGCGTGTGTAACAATAGTTTTTTCTTTTCCTTTTGTATTGTCCTGTATGACAGCAGCACCATTTAAAAATGTTGTTACCTGTGTTGCATACGAATCAATACCCTGCATCAAATCAGAGAAATAATCTCCTTTAGTTTTTGATCCAGTGTATCCACCATCAGTACCATATGTACCTGTGTTAATTTCTATTTCTTGTTGTAAATATTCTGGAACTGAAGCACACTCACTTGTGCCAAACAAAGGCAACCAGAACTTTTGTTTCGGTGGCGATAAACTTCGTCCACAATCTTTATTACCAAACAGTGATGTGATAATACCGATGATGATGCTTATTAATGAACCCCAGTTAATCTTAGAGAAATCAAATGCAAAGAGTGATTTTAATGCACCAACAACTTTTCTTGCTACTCCTGCAATATTTTTAGCAACTGCGATAGCAGCACTTACCTTCTGTGCTACTCCTGCTACTTTTCCAATAGCACCTTGAATCTTTCCTATAACAGCGTTTACTGTATCGTTTACTTTATCAGCGATACCACCGATAACTTTATCTACTATATTACTTGCGATTGAATCAGCAAATGAATCTATATTATTGATAGCACCGTTAATAGCACCTAGAATATAACTTGCTTCAAAGTTACAGAACAGTGCTGTTATCTTACTTGCAAGTGATAACAACTTACTAATGATACCAAGTGGAGCAATACTAGAGAGTGCAGATGTTACACCACCTATCAATGCAGAGATTTGTTCTGCTAGTAACTGCTTCAAAGATGACATTACACCAGTGATGGAGTTAGCAACAAACTGTTTGACTTTTGCCAAACTGGTTACTATGATGTCGTTCTTAACTTTTTTACCTGTAATGAGAGAAACGAGATTACCATCTCTACCTTGTGCTAGTGAACCACTGAGATTACCTAATTCGGTAAGCATTCTATCAAGGTCTTTATCAAACCCTTCTCCTGTAGGACCTCCAATACCATCAGCAATACCAAATGCTTCTGCTGGTATTTTTAGTGGGTTGGTAGCATAATGACCTGGTGACATTTGTTCAAGAATCGAAATGACACCACGTGATTTTTCTTCACCACCTTGTTCATCGCCAGGTGTATCTCCACCAATGACAGTAAACTGATTACCACTATGAACTGTCTCTCCTGTAATTGCTTTAGATTGAGGATTCATTTCCTCATCTGTTAGTGCTTCTTTACTATCAGCAACTACTGTAGCAGATATTTGTTCACCTGTTTCTGGATCTCCATCAGAACTCTTTGAGTCACTGAGGTTTCTCATACCGTGTATCGACCCCATAACAACAGGTAACTGTGCTTCTTCACCATCAAGGAAGAAACCAAGAACCGTAGCACCTACTTGTAACTGAGTCGAAGTACCAGTATTCTTGATACCCGCTTGGTCTGTAGGTAATAAAACAGATGACCACGGTAGTGCATCTGTTGGGATGTCATCTTTATATGCTACTTCTCCGTGACCTGTATACCAACCGACAATACGAACTTTGACCCTACCAATCTTTTGGGGATCTTTAATGGATTCGACTTCACCCACCCACCAGGTGAATCCGTCCCTACCCATTACGTCAGTTTTTCCGATTACATCAATACGTGCCACGATTAACTATAAGAAATCCATCCTGTTACTATGTATTTATCCTCTTTAGGAGCAGGAACTCCGTGATGAACGTGAGTCCAATCACACGGCCATAACAAAGTCAACCCTTTTTCAGGTTTCATTGACAGGTCTTGGTGTACCCACTGGGTTTCTCCACCCTCTTCTACATTGTTTAGATACGTCATCCAGACTAAGTGTCTAAAGGATGTAGTTTTATTTGATCCTACTCTCTCAGTATGAGGTTGAGAGAATGCTTCACCAGGTTTGTAATGTTGAATATTAAATGGTTCTATTACTTCCAAATCTGCCATCGATGCCCAAGGATACTGATCAATGTATAGTGTGATAGCACCTTGAATAGCATCAAGATATTTGACGATACGTGGATCCTTTATGAATGAGGGAACCGCCATATCTGTTGAGTTTTTAATTATAGGATCTACTCCACCAGAGTACTCACCTTTTACTTTATCTAAGTAGGTACAATCATTGTAGAATTCCATAACTCCATCAACGATGTCCTCATCTATGTGTCCTCCAGCAATGAAGGATTGTACTGCACTCATAATATAAGTTTAAGTTATTATTATTTAGTCGTCATAAACCAAACATTCTGGTTCATCTGGGTGCATATCGCAGAATAATTCTAAAGCATTAGGGTCGTGATGATCTCCTGCTTCAATCTCATCTTTGTGATGCTGTGCATAGACTTCTAACTCGTGTAACTCTTCCTTATAGTGTCTGCGTGCAGCAGGACTTGTAGTGGGGTCGTCAACGATCTTTTGATCTTTTTTGATGTGATCTTCTATTGTTTTCATATTAGTTAGGTGTTTGAACTGAGTCTTTAGATAGCTTCAAAAACGTGGTTATTCCTTCACGTGTGTAAGAATGTTCTAAACCTGTTACTAGATAGAGACCAGAATAAATTGGATCTGGTACAGTTCTATTTTCTTCTTTAGAAGAAGATGGAATCAAACATTCAATAATCATTCCTACATACAATCCTACATTACCAGGTACAGTAATGTCAAGTGTAATAGCATTTAATAGTTGCCAACGAGAGTAACTATATGCTGACGCATTAATAGTATCATAGTCCATATTACCAGCAGACCCTGTAGAATCTTTGTCATTCTTAGAATCTTTCATACCTGGTAAGGCACGAATCTTAGTACGTGTAGGATTACTATCCTCAAAGTATTTAGGCTTTATCTTAGGATAAGGAAACTGATCGTTTAAAATAGCACCCGCTTCTTTAGCAATCCCAAACACAGAATTGAGACCCATATGTAACGGTGGATTGATAGATCCAGCACTTTTACTTTCATCTTCACTAGAAGATGATGGTAAATTTCCTGATGTTAGTGCTGGTAATTTTATACCAATCACAGTATTACTATAGGCACCTGTTCTCATTTTTTCAAGATGGTTAGCCCTGTCGGGAAAGTTTATACTTTCAATCTTATATGTGTTATCTGTGCTATCACCCACGTTTGCTTGTTCGTATGTGTATACTGGGTGATTTTCTTTTGTAGGATTTTTATCAGAGCAGTGCCAATCTAATGTATGAAAATAATAACCGTGTTTGTTTTCATAAAAAGTATATCCAGCTGTCTGTGTCTCTTCACTTACGATCTTATCTTGAATGTATGATATAGCATCAAATGGTCTCCAACTGGGTGAAATAAAATTAAAGTTACCCTTAGATGGCTCAAAAGAATATGTTTTACCACTTGATTTAAGATGTTCTTTTAATATACTTTTAACGTGTGATGATCCACTATTCTCTCTGAATACTTTAAACACCTTGTTACTTTCATTGTTCATCATCTCTGGTGATACAGTGAAGAGAACATATGCTTGTGCTCTTTCAGATTTAGTTACGGCACCTATCTTAAAAATTCTTTGACTGATGTTAAGTGGTAAACCAGGTGAACAGTCACTCTCTATTTCTATCTCAATAAGTTCATTACCAGTCATACCACTGATAATGTCTTTAGTATCTAAAATAGCAAATTCCATTCTAAGAGAAGGAACATCAATAGATTCAAAGTATCTCCAACCAGAACATATGTTACGAATATCTAGAACACTACCTTTCTCTGGT